GGTTCTCTTCCAAAACACGGGAATCCGCCTGAACGTCTTCCCCTCCCCTATTTTGGTTCTCTTCCAAAACACGGGAATCCGCCTGAACGTCTTCCCCTCCCCTATTTTGGTTCTCTTCCAAAATGGGGGAGCCCGGGAGGGGGTCACCCCCCTCTCCATTTTCTCTCTCCCCCCTCTCAGGGGGGAGTTGGAGGGGGGTTGAGGGGCCGGGGGTGGGGTCTCCAATCCGTGCCCCAAGCAGCCTTGGCTGCCATCCGTTTGCAGGCACCATATTCAACGGCACAAGATACACATCCCCGCCTTCCACCGGATTCATATTCTCCAGCGCCCGCACATCATTCGCGCTCAGCCATCCATTCTGACGGCCCACCGCATACGCCGCATACCGGCTCTGCACATCCCCTCGCAGCAGCCCATCCACCACAAACTCCGCAAAATAATTCCCTCTTTCCCGCTCCGCCAGCAGCGCCATATTGATCGCCTGCTCCCAGCGCACCACCCACGGTCGTATCGTATGCACCACAAAATCAATGCTCTGATGTTCAATATTAGAGAACGTCGCCCGCTCCAAATCCCCCACCAGGTGCAGTGGCACTCGATATATCCTGGCGATCTCCTCCAGTTGGAACGTCCTCGTCTGTAAGAACTGCGCATCCTCCGGGGGAAGGCCCACTTCCTTCACCTGCATCCCCTCTTCGAGAATAGCTACCCGGTGCGCATTATCCAAACCCAAATGCCGCTCCTCCCACGACGCCTTCAAACGAGTATACGCTTCCTGGCTTAGTTTCCCCGGATGCTGTAACACCGCTCCCGGTCGCGCCCCGTTGGCAAAGAACTTCGCCCCATATTCTTCGGTCGCCAGCGCCAAACCGATCGCCTGACGCGCTTGCGTAATGGGCGAAATCCCCGTCAGCCCGTCCGAAGACAAACCCTTAACATGCAGCACACTCGTCCCAGGAATGATCGCCGCTCCCCCATCCGGCAGCCGGTATTCATACACCAACGCCCCATCCGGGGTTGCCGAAAACCGCACCACCCCATACCCGTTTTCGTAGCTTTCCGTCGTCCAAACACCCCGCCGCATCGTGATCATGTCCGGACGCAAAGGCCACAACGCCACCACATTGCCAGTCCCGTTCTTCTGGATCTCGCAATACGCATTCCCCCACAGGCACAAATGCCCCATCAGCGTTTCCCGCAGCTCGAAACTCGTCATTTCCGGGTTCGGGCTATCATGTAAGATTGGATACAAGGGATGCTTCAGCGCCCGCTGTTTGCCCCCATCGGCCCGCCGCTCGAACACCGGCAGCGGCAAACTCGCCACCGTCTCCGCCAGCACCCGCACGCACGCATACACCGCGCTCGACTGTAACGCATTCACCGGCGTCACCGCCACCCCCGCACTCGTCCCCAACAAACCCACACTCCGCGCATTCAGCACAAAATCCCACCCCGACCGCTTCTCCATATTCCCCTCCCCTATTTTCGTAGAAAATGGGGGAGGCTGGGTGGGGGTCTCTTCTCCTCCCCTATTTTGGTTCTTTCCCAAAATGGGGGAGGCCGGGAGGGGGTCGTAGGGGGTCTGGGGTCTAAACGCCCCCCTCAACCTCTGCCATACATTCACCTTCGTCATTAACTCGCCATCGCTCATAGGGATAGCACTCCTCGATCCTCATATACACTGCCCGTATCCTTCAACGCTGGCAGCCGCACCATCGCATTGATCACCGCCGCAATCAGGTCGATCCGCTGCGTATCACTCACATTCTTCTTCGATAACTTGATATTTTCGTTGCTGTCCTGCTCCTGCACCGCATTCGCCAGACACCACTTCAACACCGGCGACCCATCGTGGATCACCTTGCCCGTCGCCACCATCTCTCGAAATAACTTCGTCGGCTCGCTCAGCGTCCGCACCCCTTGCCGGATCTCCACCGTCGTATATCCATCCGCCTGCATCTGGTTCGCCAAATGCGTCGCATTGTACGGGTCGAACGCAATCTCGTGGATATTCCAGCCCCGCTCCAGCTCCACGTCGTGACTATGGGTCAAAATCGCATCATAATCCGTCACATCCCCCTCCGTGATCGTGATCCAGCCGCCCGCCGCCCAATCCCGGTAGGGAACTCGGTCCGTCCGTTCATGCCGCCCAATCGCCTCCGCTGGCATAAAACCATGCGCCGTCACCGCCACTTTTTCCACCTTGGGCAGCCAGAAAACAAAGCCATCCCCCGTCAGATCGATCTTTTTGGAGAGATCGATCCCCACAATGCACTTCAATCCATTGGTAAGCCGGTGGAATTCCTCCGGCGTCACTGCCAGCTTATCCCACTCGCTCATATACTCACCCATAAAGCTGTTCGCTGTCGCCGTCGTCCAGATATTCAAAATCTTCACCCGGAAAGTTCTTATCTTCGCCGGGTCCTTACTCCCAAACGCTTCCTCATGCTGCGCCTTCAGCCTGGCCAGTCCCTCCGCCGTTCCCGCCCGCAAAGGGTTCGCCTTGATCCATACCTTGGGATCATGCTCATCATCTTCCGCATCCAGCTCTCGGATCATCACGAAATACCGTTCATTCTTGATGACCCCCTTCAAAATCTGCTTACAGTACAAATATTCCCGGTGACAGGGGTTATTTTCCGCTTCCAGCCCCGCCGTCGTAATGATCAACATGATCGCCTGGCTGCGCTGCCCCCACGCCGAAGATAATAGATCGTAAATCTCCGAAGTAGGATGCGCATGATACTCATCCAAAATCGCCCCCGAAGGGTTCAACCCATCCTTATTCTTCGTATCCTTCGAAAGCGCTCGCAGTTGCCCGCCCCGGCTGATGTGCCCGATCTCATAATCCCGTATCTTCAACCGCTTGCGGATATCCGGGCTCTTCTGTCCCATCGCCTTCGCCGCCCGATAAATAATTCTCGCCTGCTGCTTATCCACCGCCGCGCAATACACCTGCGGCTCTTCCTCCAGGTCCCCCGCCATCAAATACAGCGCGATCCCCGACATCAAAGTCGATTTTCCGTTCTTCCGCGCCATCTGGGTAAATGCCTTCTCGAACCGCCGCATCCCAGTTCCTTTATGCACCCACCCGAAGATCACCCCCAGGTCAAATTTCTGGAATGGCTCCAAAATGATCGGCATCCCGGCCAGCGGACCCTCAACGTGGTGGCAATACTTGAACCACGCATAGATCCGGTTCGCCTTATCCTCATCGAACACCCACGGGAAGCTCTTACTGCCCTGCTTCTGCAGATCATCCAAATGCCGTTGGCAGGCCAGCCTCTCAGCCTCCCCCGCCACCCGCTGGCCATTCACCACCTCCAGCGCATATTGCATACTTGGATGTACAGGATTAACCGCCATACCCATCAATCCCATCCCCAGGATGATCAACCCCAGAGCCGCCCATCTTCCCATACCGATCACCACGCACCACAGCCTTTTTCCGCCAGATCATTTCGAGTTTGTAAAATCCTGGCTTTTTCCGTAATCGCACCACAATCAGCCTTCACCGTTCCGCCCCCCTTGACGCTACCCACGCATCTTCCAGACCGGTGCATGATGCGAACATAAAAGTTAGCATCCTTCATATCCTCCGCCAGAACCGCCAGCGTCCATCCCTTGCCAGCCCCTGCAATATCCGTATATAAAAAGTAAGATACCCTGTCATCGTCCATCCGCCAACCCAATCCATTCATCCTCATCAACCAGCCTGTAAGCAATGTCACTGTCATTGATGCGTTCCCGGCACCAAGTGACCTCATCCCTATCCGCATCCAAAGGCTCGCCATCATCCGGGTCAAACCACTGCAAATAAATGACCTCAGGTATCTCTTGTCTCATCACTTACCCTCGCCGTTACCTTCAAATAACACCTCGGCTTGCATCATCACTTGCTCCAACGGTAATACCATTTGACGCCGCGCCTCTGCAATCCGCTTTTGTGCAATCTCAAAATAGCCAGGGTCTATCTCAATACCGATAAAATTACGCCCTGTCTGGACACAGGCTACCCCCGTTGTGCCTGAACCCATGAAGGGGTCAAGGATGGTGTCGCCTGGTTTTGACGCTCGCTCAACACAATAACGCATGACCGTTTCTGGCTTCTGCGTTATATGTACTTTTCCACCGTCCATGTTCGGCGCAAAATACCTGATTATTCTGGTTTTACCTGTCAAGTTTGTCCATGCAAGTTCTGCCTCCGCGAAGCTCCGTTTGGTCCTCCTAATGTTTGATAACCTTTATTGAGACTTTCGCCGCGCTTATTTCTTCCTTCCTGAAACTCTGAACCAATCGACCCGCTTTGACCTTTTCCCCCTGCATAACTATCCCCCAAGTTTACCCAGCACGTACCATCGTTCCGCAGCACACGCCGCACCTCCCTGAACACCTCCACCATCTTGGCAACATATTCCTCAGGTGTTTTCTCAAGACCGATTTGGCTGTCAGTGCGAGTCGCCCCACACTTAGCGCATACTGATTTGTACATTCCGCCTCTTCCAGGGGGTAAAGACCTATTATGTCTTTGCCCCCCATCTGGACGTTGTGGGTTATGGTCGCAGTTTATATCACCGCCGTCCCATGTTGCAGTTTGATAGTCTCGCATTCCATAATAAGGGGGGCTGGTAACACAGCATTGAATACTCTTATCGGGAATGTCCTTCATAATCTCCAGGCAATCACCTAACCGCAAATCTATGTTTACCATAGCGGCCTTCTACGCATCGAACACATCCGCAAATTTATCAGCGCGTTTCTCCGTCTTCCGCTTCGCCAACCGCGCCCGCCCGCCTGGCGTCAACCCCAGCTTGTCCGCATACGTCGCCATAATCCTTGCCCACGCCTGCAGCTCCTTCACCTTGTCCGGATCGGGGTCTCCCTGCTTCGCCAACATCTTGCTGGCATTGCGGTACTGCACGTATGCGTCGCAGTACACCGCCAGCAGCTCCGTGTCCAGGTTGTCCAGCAAATCGATGCCCTTCAACCGCTCTTTTACTTGTCGCCATACAGTTCGCGCCTCTTTGCTCAACCACGTAGGCGCCACCAGCGTTACCCGGCTTTTTCGTCTCATGCTTTCTGCTGCCGCCTTGCGTGCCTCGACTTCCGCCTTCGTCCAATGTTTTCCTCCGGCCTTCCCTCCCGGCGACATCACATCTGCAATCACTGACTTGGTTGGCATAATTCATAGTTTGCCCATCTACTTACCTACTTACTTTACAGCCTCGATCGGGGAATCTTTCTCGCGCAAAGCTGCCCGAACGGTCTATAAGCGCACCTGGTAGAGATTTTCATCCCCCTACCCTCGCAGTCCTAAATCCATCCTCGTTAGCTGTTTTACGGCTATGACATGAATGACACAAAGCCTGAAGGTTATCCCAACTATCTGAACCTCCACGAGCTCGTGGCAGGATGTGATCAACATCCGTTGCCGTTACCACCTGATCACCATGAATGCGAAATATATCCGCACACAATGGATGCGCCCGTAGAAACATAATCCTGTTCTTGCGCCACGTAGCATCATATCCACGCCTGGCTGCACTCTCACGTTGATCATCATACTGTCGCCCGATATCCCCATGAACGAGACAATACCGGCTGTCTGTGAGATTGGTACACCCAGGAAAAGAACACGGTCGCTTCGATCTATATGGCATATATGATTATGGTTGTTGGCCTGATGTGCAACA